GTCTTTGCCAAACGCGAGGGCAATCCTCTGGATGGCAATATCAAATTTGAGGAATGGAAGAAAAAATATGCTTCCTGAACGCGGGCGCGGCCCGCCTGTAAACCAGGTAAAAATGCCTTTTGAGGGGCGTTTTTATATTCTACTTTTACACGACTACACAAGGAGGAATTGACGATGGCAGAAACCACGACCACCACCGGCACCGCCCCTGCCGCAGGCGGCGAGGGGCAGACCCCCCAGCAGACCAATCCGCAGCCCACAGCGCCTACCGCAGAGCAGCGCACGGCCTTCCAGAAGTTTTGGGACTCTCTCTTCGGCGGCAAGGAGGAACCGGCCCCCGGCTCTGGCGAGGGCACCAAGAAGGATGGCGACCCGGCGTCCAAGGAGGGCGAGGGCACCAAGCAGGAACCCCAGGACAGCAAGAGCTATTCCGAGGCTGAACTGAACGCCAAGATTGCGGAGGCCAAGGCCGCATGGGAGGCTGAACAGCAGGAGAAGCAGCGGTTAGCCAAGCTGTCTCCGGAGGAGCGGGCCAAGGCCGAGGGTGAGGCCCAGGCGCAGGAGCTGACCAAGTTGCGCACGGAGCTGCTGCAGCGTGACCTGAAGGACGCGGCAGTGAAGAAGCTGACCGACGAGGGCTTCCCCGTGGGGCTGGCCGACCTGCTGACCTACACGGACAAGGAGAGCATGGAAAAGAGCCTGCAGCAGACCCAGGAGGTATTCAAGAGCGCGCTGGAGGCCGCTGTGAAGGAGCGCCTGCGGGGTAAGACCCCGGAGGGGCTTGGCGGCGGGGCCAAGGTGGAGAACACCATGAAAGACCAGATTGCGCAGAGCATCAGAGGAGGCATGATGTAATATGGCCAATGTATTTGAATATGCGAGCGTATTCCAGAGCGAGCTGGACAAGGCCGCCGTTGAGCAGGCCACTTCCGGCTGGATGGAGCTGAACGACAAGCTGGTGCGCTACAACGGCGGCGCAGATGTGAAGATCCCCAGCATGGACATGGACGGTCTGGCCGACTATGACCGTGACAAGGGCTTTGTGGAGGGTTCGGTCAACCTGAAGTGGGAAACCAAGACAATGACCCAGGACAGAGGCCGCCAGTTCACTTTCGATGAGAACGAGGTTAACGAGACCAACTTCGTGGTGACCGCAGCCCAGGTCATGGGCGAGTTCCAGCGCACCAAGGTGATCCCGGAGATCGACGCATACCGCTACAGCAAGATCGCCAGCCTGTGCATCGATAAGGATCGGGCGGGCTACGAGTACACCCCTACGGAGAGCGATATCCTGCAGAAGCTCTACTATGACATTGCGGCGGTGCAGGATGTTGTGGGCGAAGATACCCCGCTGGTAATCACGATGGCCAGACCCGTGGCGGCCATCTTCGATATGTCCAGCACCCTGTCCAAGAGCCTGAGCGTGATGGACTTCAAGCAGGGCGATGTCACGGTGAAGGTAAAGAGCCTGAATGGAGAGCATCCTATCCTGCGCGTGGGCAGCGGTCGTATGAAGACCAGCTATATCTTCAACGACGGAACCACGGGCGGTCAGGAGAAGGGCGGCTTTACAGCTGCGGAGGGAGCCCAGGACATCAACTGGATCATCTGCCCCCGCACGGCCCCCATCGCCGTATCTCGCACGGACAAGGTGCGGATCTTCGACCCGGAGACCTATCAGAAGAAGCGGGCCTGGGCGACGGATTACCGCAAGTACCACGACCTGTGGGTGCCGGACAACAAGCTGGAGGCCATGTGGGTAAACATCAAGCAGGCCAAGGCTGGCGTTGGCGGCTAAGAGGAGGGCTTATCATGATTACTCTGAAGAGACTGAATGAAGTTCGACAGGTGGCCAGCGAAGAGCGGGCCGCCAAGCTGGAGAAGAAGGGCTTTACCCGGATCGGCGGCGCTGCTGAGGAGGAGAGCCGCCCGGTGACGAAGGCTGACCTGGAGAAGCTGGGCGACGCCCTGCTTGACCGGCTGAAGGCGGAGAGCAAGGGCGGTACGAAGAAGGGCGGCAAGCCCAAGGAGGAACCGGATGGATCAGGAACTGGTGAGCCGGATAGCGGCGACGGCGAAAAGTGACCTGCAGCTGCCGGATGAGCAGCTGCCCACCATCGAGCGGTATGTGAAGCGGGCCATCAGCCGCATCCTGGTATTCTGCGGACGGGAGGACTTTCCTCCCCCGCTGGAGGATGTGGCGGCGCAGATTGTGGAGGATATGCTCCGGGCCGACCAGGTGGCCCCATCGGAGAACGATGTGGCCAGCGTCACGCGGGGCGACACCAGCATCAGCTACCGGGACAAGGCCAACAGTCTGAAGGAAACGGTGGCTTTTGTGAAGAACTATGAGAGCCAGCTCATCCCCTTCAAGCGGATGAAGCTGCCGAAGGACTGCCCCACATGACAGAAGCCGACATCCTGGCGCTGACCTATCAGGACAGCTGCTGGGTGTACCGTCCGCAGAAAACGACCCTGCCCTCCGGGGAGAGCGTGTTCCAGAAGGGGCTGGACGGCAGGCAGGTATATGAAAATATACCCTGCGCCCTCTCCAGCCCCTCCGGGGGCAAGCTGGGGAAAAAGGAACCTACCGCCAGCATTGACACCGACTTCCTGCTCTTTGTCCGCCCGGAGGTGGAGATTGAGCCTGGGGACACGGTGAAGGTGATCCGGCTGGGCCGGGAGTACCTGACGGAGGCCGGGCTTGCGGATCGGCAGCCCTCCCACAACAATGTGCCGCTGAAGCTGGCGAAGGCGAAAGCATGAGCCGGACAGAATACCGCTTCGATGGCCTCGACGCGCTGGAGCAGCAGCTCTCCCGCATGATCGAGGAGGAATATCCCGCTGAGTTTCGGGCGATGGTCATTCAGATCGCCCATGAGCTGCAAGGCAGGGTCAAGGAAAAGACCCCACACAAGACGGGCCGCCTTCAGGACAGTTGGAAGGTCGGCCCGATTGTCAAAAAGGGCGACACCTATTATATTGAGGTCTACACCAATGTGGAGTATGCAGAGCCGGTGGAATATGGCCACCGGACACGGGGTGGGCGCGGCTTCGTGCCGGGCAAGCACATGATGGAGCTGTCTCTGGAGGAGCTGAACCAGGCCCTGCCCGGTTTCCTGCGGGAATGGCTCAGCGACTTCATCAGCACCCATGACCTGTGAGGAGGGAGAGCATGGCCACCACCATTTACGAAGCCATCCGCAGTAGCCTGATTGCTCTGCTGAAGGGGCGCTGGCCTGCCTTCGATGTGTTCGGCGAGGGGATCGACAAGACGCAGGAGGCAGGCCAGACAGAGCTGGAGGACTATATCTATCTGGACATCATCCCCTCCGGAAACCAGCCTGCAGGGCGGGGCTACACAGACCGCAGCATCCTGGTGGACGCCGCGATCCACACCAAGGGCGAGAGCAATCTGGAGTACCTGCAGATCAGCCAGGAGCTGGACGATCTGCTGCGCCCAGTATTCCGATTTACCGACAAAGGCGAGGCCAGGGCGGTGACCATTCCCGACCTGGCCTTCAATATTGTGGATAAGGTACTCCACGCTACCTTCACGCTGGCCTTCCGCGACAGCATTGAGGAGCCGGAGGCCCCGCCGCTCATGGCGGAGCTGGAGTCCAATATCCGAACCAACCGAAAGGAGTGATTTTATGGGCTTGCCCGAGATCATCATTGAATTTAAGACCAAGGGCGTGACCGCTATCAAGCGCAGCGCACGAGGCATCGTAGCCATCGTTTTGAAGGATGACACCGAGGAGGGCCAGGCGCTGAACATCTACAAGAGCGTGCTGGATGTGGATCCCACCCACTTCACAGCTCGCAACTACGAGTACCTGAAGCTGGTCTATGAGGGTTCTCCCTCCAAAACCATTGTGTTGAAGGTAGGAACTGCGGTTGAGAACCTGAATCCGCAGCTGAAACAGCTGAACGACCTGAAGTGGAACTACTTGGTGATCCCTGGAATTACGGACGATGAAAAAACCACTGTGTCTGCCTGGATCAAGGAGGCGCGGGATGACCACCATAAGACCTTCAAGGCGGTGCTGCCCAACTGCACAGCTGACCATGAGGGCATTATCAATCTGACTACGGACAACATCACCAGCACCCTGGGTACCACCGCTTTTACCACCGCAGAGTACTGCTGTCGCATTGCTGGCGTGCTGGCGGGGCTGTCCCTGGCCCGGAGCTGCACCTACTTCGAGCTGTCCGACATTACCGCCGCAGATGTACCGGAGGATGCGGATGAACGCATCGACAACGGGGAGCTGGTCATCGTCTTTGACGGCGAGAAGTACAAGATTGGACGCGGCGTGAACAGCCTGACCTCCTTCACCCCGGAGCACGGCCAGGAATTCTCGAAGATCAAGATTATGGAGGGTGTTGACCTCTACCAGGATGACATCCGGGATACTTTCGAGAGCAGCTATGTGGGTAAGGTCATCAATGACTACGACAACAAGCAGGCTTTCGTGGCAGCAATTCTGGCCTACCACAGGGAGCTGGAGGGCGATGTCCTGGACAAAACCTTTAACAACACCGCCGCCATTGATGTGGAAGCCCAGGAGATCTACCTTCAGAGCCAGGGCACCGACACCTCCGACATGGACGAAACCGCCCTGGCCCAGGCGAACACCGGATCCAAGGTCTTTATCGCCAGCAATGTAAAATTTGTGGACGCGATGGAAGATATGAAGCTGACCTGCAATATGTAAGGAGGGCAAAGGCATGAGCAAATTGAGAGGCAACCGCACACTGACGGGCACCTGGGGCGAGATTTGGGTGGATGGCGTACTCATCGCCGAGCTGTCCAAGATCGAGGTCAAGGTGAGCGCCAACCGTGAGGATGTGCAGCTGGACATTGATGTGGACAGCAAGATGACCGGCATCAAGGGCGAGTTCACCCTGACCATCAAGAAGGCATACACCCGGTACAATCAGGTGTTGGAGAGCTGGAAGAAGGGCGTTGACCTGCGTAGCCAGATCATCACCAAGCTGGCCGACCCGGATGCCACCAACGGGCAGCAGGAACGATACAGCATTGACAACTGCTGGTACAACGATCTGCCGCTGGTCACCTACGAAAAGGGCGGCCTGATCGAGGAGGAGGCCACCGGCGGCTTCACCCCGTCCGATATGGTCAACCTGGACGCTATTTCCGCATAAGAGGAGGAACCGAACATGGACACTGAGAAGAAAAAGACCCTGGCTGACTTTTCCCGCCGCGCCCTGCAGCGACTGAAGGACAAGAAGATCCCCAAGCGGCAGACCCTGCACATCCCCAGCATGGATATGGAACTGACGATCCGCAGCCTGGACTATGGGGAGATCATGGAGTGTATGACGCTGGAGGACAACGGCGACATCAAGCGCAGTGACAAATACAGCATCTACTTGGCTGCTGTGGAGCCAAACCTGCGGGATGTGGCCAGGGAGATCATGGGACAGGAAGCTGAGCTGCCCCCGGAGGAACGGGAGCTGAAGGAGCCGCTGGACATCGTGAATATGTTTGACCTGTCTGAGATCACGCAGATCTCCACGGCCATCATGGAGCTGTCCGGCGCAATGAACGGCAAGGTGACCGTTGTTGAAGATCTAAAAAAGTAATTGCCCAGGACGGCGATGCATACCTGCTCCACTACTACATCCAGAAGGGATGGAAGGCAGAGGAGTTTTTAAATCTGGATCTTGAGTCCAGATTTTTTTATCAGGCATCTATGCTGGTCGCCTTGGATGAACGGGCAAAAATGTTCTCGCTTGAATAGGAGGTGAGCCGCCGATGGGCGCGGTCAAAGGCGCAATTTCCATTAAAGATAATATGTCGGCGGTGCTCCGCAGCATCAAGCAGGAGCAGAGTGCCTTCCGGCGTGATGTGCAGCGGACACGCCGGGAACTGGAGTCCACCTGGGATCAGAGACGCACAGCCAGGCTTGACGCTACAGCGGCAAACCGGACTGCGCAGCAGCTGCGGCAGCGACTTGAGCCGCTGCGTCAGAAAATCGTCACCGCCATGGCCATCAAGGATATGGCCAGCGACAAGGTCAAGGCGGTGGGTAATAAGGTCAAGGCGGTTGGAAAGATGATCGCCACGCCGGTGGTCAAGCTGAAGGACGGCGTGACCGCCGGGCTGTCTAAGATCAAGGGCCAGCTGACAAGCTTGGCAAAGACGGTGGCCATCCCGGTGACGCTGGCGGCCACGGTGGTTGTAGGCGGTGCCATCAACCAGGGGGCTGCGCTGGAACAGAGCATCGGCGGCGTGGAGACCCTGTTCAAGGAAGATGCCAGTGTGGTAAAGGCCAATGCGGACGCAGCATTCCGCACAGCTGGCCTCTCCGCCAACGCCTATATGGAGCAGGTGACCAGCTTCTCTGCTTCGCTGATCAGCAGCCTGAGCGGTGACACCGCAAAGGCGGCCACCGTCGCGGACATGGCCCTGATCGATATGGCGGACAACGCCAACAAGTTCGGCACCGATATGGAGTCCATCCAGAACGCTTACCAGGGTTTCGCTAAGCAGAACTATACCATGCTGGACAACCTGAAGTTGGGGTACGGCGGAACCAAGGAAGAGATGCAGCGGCTCCTGTCGGATGCACAGAAGCTCACCGGCACTAAGTACGACATCGACAATCTGGCCGATGTGTATAACGCCATCCACGCCATCCAGGAAAACCTGGGCGTGACGGGGACAACGGCTAAAGAGGCCAGCTCAACCTTCAGCGGCTCTTTCTCTGCAATGAAGGCCGCCGCACAGAACTTGCTGGGGAATATGGCCATCGGCGGGGATGTGACCGGCTCCATGAAGGAGCTGGTCTCCACCGCCTCCACCTTCCTGCTGGACAACGCCATCCCCATGGTGGGCCGTGTCATCACTTCCCTGCCGGAGGCCATCCAGACCGGACTGCAGACTGCCGCACCCAAAATCAAGAGCCTGGGCGCTGGGATCGTCAAGAGCCTGCGGGATGGCATCGTTAGCTTCCTCCCCTCCGGCATGGGCGGCATCGTCGATGACCTGTTCAGTGCAATCGGGGACTTCAAGAGCGGGTTTGCGGCCATGCAGCCGCAGCTGGCCAGCTTCGGTGCATCTGTCAAGGCCACCCTGCAGCAGGTGAGTGTGGCGGTCATGCCTGCCATTACCAGCATTATACAGACCGTGCAAACGGTCATCCCCTCGGTGCTGCCTGTGATCCAGACGGTGGTGGGCACCATCGGCCAGGTAATCAGTGCGGCGGCTCCGGTCATTGCCGGGCTGGTGCAGGGCATCGGGACGGTCATTTCCACCCTGGCCCCTGTGTTCCAGGTCATCTTCGACGGCATCGGCCAGAAGGTCGGCTCCGTGCTGTCCTTCATCGGCAGCAAGATGGGATGGATACAAGAGATCATCAGCACGGTGATGCCGGTGGTAGCTGACATACTGACCACTGCCTGGTCGGTCATTTCCCCAGTTATCGATATTGCAATCAGTGTGTTTAAAGTCCTTTTCAATGTAGTGCAAACGGTCTTTAATGGCATTGCCAGTGTCATCAGCAGTGTGTGGGACAAAGTGAAGCCCATTGTCGAGGGTATCGGGAACGGCCTAAGCTGGATTGCAGATAAGGTCGGCGGCCTGTTCGGGTTCGGAGGTGGTGGCGGAGGCGACACAGGCTCCAATGCGGAAGGCACCAACAACTGGCGCGGTGGCCCCACCTGGGTGGGTGAGCAAGGGCCAGAGCTGATCGACCTGCCCCGTGGGACACGGATCCTGCCCAACAAGGAGAGTGTGCAGCTGGCCAGCAGCTTGCAGAAGATGCGGGAAGCTACAGCAGCGCAGAGTGCCACCCCTGTCCCAGCTAATGCGCCGATCCGCAGGAGCGGAGGCTCCTCTTCAGCCGCGTCAATCATCCAGGTTACACTGGCAAAGCTGGCCGACACCATTGTAGTACGGGAAGAGGCCGACATTGACAAGATCGGCGAGAAGGTCGCCAAGGAAGTGGTACTGGCTGTGAAGAACATGGTGCCGGTGCCCGCATAAGGAGGTGGCCGCTTGAAGCAGCGCATCATTGAATTGAGCTACAACAACCATGAGGAGATGTTCAATCTCCCCATCAATCCATCGGAGTTTGAGTTCTCCGAGACACAGAACAACCAGAAGATCACCCTGCTGAATATCGGTGAGGTGAACCTGATCGGACATCGGGGCCTGGTAACAGGCTCCTTGTCCAGTTTTTTCCCGTCTCCATCATCACCTTTGGCCCGCTATGCTGACCGGGAACCGATGGAGTATATCCGGCTATTGGAGAAGTGGAAAACCAGCACACAGCCCATCCGCGTTATCATCAGCGACTGTGACTTCAACCTGGCCATGAGCATCGACAAGCTGACCAAGAAGCATCGGGAAGGCGATAAGGATGTGTATTACACCCTGGAGTTGTCCGAGTACCGCTTTTTGAATGTCCCTGCGGTGCAGGTGGAGACCCAGCAGCAGAGTGATACCAACGGGCTGAACAACCGTCCCAATACGCAGACTACCCCAAAGAGCTACACCGTGGTGTCTGGGGACTGTCTGTGGAACATTGCCAAGAAATATTATGGCGATGGCTCCCAATATACGAAAATCTATGAGGCCAACAAGGGGACGATAGGGAGCAACCCCAACCTGATCAAGCCCGGCCAGAAGCTGGTGATCCCATGAGCTATGAACTGAACGCCGGAGGAAAGCAGCTGGCTGAGGTCATCGAGAAGGTCACCTGGAGCGGTGACAGCAAGCAGGTGGCCCGGAAATTGGTATTCACGGTGGCCAACAAGGACAGTGACCGCTTCCTCCCAAAGGTGAATATCAACGAGGGCGATCAGGTGCAGTTCCTGGAGGACGGGAAGCTGCTCTTCAGCGGCCCGGTCTTTGAC